TCTCTGGAAACGAGACGGTGTCGCTGGGCGTGACCGCGAAGCCATGCGCCGGCGGATCATAGAGTTCAGTGGCGAGCGCGGAACTGAGCGGCGCGAGGGCGAGCCAGAACGCAAGAATGTAGCGCGCGATTGTCATTGGCTGTACGCTGTCCTCATGTCCAACAGTATTGGCCTTTGAATACCATGAATGAGGCGGTATTCGCGGTTCAGCTTGCCAATAAGGTTCTCGACGATCACGCCCGCGACCCAGATGGTGACCTTGCCGTATTAGCGCGACAACTTATGAGAACGCGCGAGCGGGTCGCCGCCTTAGAAAGGGTGATCTTTGAAGCGATTTGCTTCCCGTCCGCAGGTCTGCAGGATTTTGAGATTCGTCGGCTACATGCCGAAATTACCGTGGCGAGAAAGAACCACGAGCTTAGGCTTGCCATTGCGAACGCAAGTTAAGATTATAGGGAAAGGGGAAAAACTTTAAACCCAGCCCCGCAGATTATAGGTTCCCGGATTCATCCCGTACATCCTGAGCAAGTGCAGAGCGCAAGCGCGAACAGACCAACAAACGCGCATATTGCGAGGACGGTACCAATCAGCGCAGCGATGATCTCGCCGGCTATCTCGCCGCGTTCCATCACCATCTCCGAGCAGCGAAGGATTGGCTGGTCGTGGCACCGAAGATGCTCACCGCGCCGGCCGGCCGATAACCAGACGGCGTGGCGAAGGTCGCTCCGACCGCGATCTGAATGCTGCTGCCGCCGGCGCTGGCGGTGCCGACATCGCTGACGTAGAGGACGCCCGAGCTGTTGTTGCACACAAGGTAGCCGTTCACTGGCGTCACGCCGCCAAACAGAACCTGCGCCGTGTTGCCCACGGCGATCGTGCCGCTCCCGTCGACCGCTACGGCGCCGGCCGCGTTGATGACCGGCAGCGGCGCGCTGGATGACGCTGGAGTAGCGACATTGCCCACAACGCTGGCGGGGACATTGACCGGGACGAGCGACCCGGCCACGTCGGTCTGGGTGGAGATCGACTGCAGGACCGTATTGCCGTCTTTGATGGCCAATGTCACGTCGCTACTCCAGGTAATGAGGGCCGATTTGATCTGAAGTTGGCCTTGGGGGCCTAAATTGGCCTTCCCGCGGCATCGCACCGGTATAAATACCCATCAGCCGATCGGGGCAGCGCTTATCATCGTCAAGATCGGCCGGCGCTGTCCGCTTACGGTCAAGCCAGCGCACGAAATAGGCGAACGGCACGACGATTATGAGGCCCAGCGCCATGGTTTATGAGACGCCGAAGATGCGGGCCGCGATGATGGCCGAACCGGCGAGCCTTACGACGAAGGTCACCGCGCCGTAGGCTGCGAACCAGCAGAATATCGATGCGAGCAACACTAGCTCTGTGCGGCTCATCATTGTACACCTCGGGCAAAGTAGGAAAAACTAGCTCGCCGGCTGACGGCTTTTTTCCGCTTTTGCCGCCAGACTTCGGTATAGTTCGAAGATCCCCGCGCTCGGCATCTGCTCGACGAGCAACTCCGTCAGCGCCCAAACCAGCGCGTCGGCTCGGTCGGGGCTGCGATCGCCCATGTATCCGGCCGTCGAGAAGTTGAGCATCTGGTCTTCGAGCTCGCGAAATAGGCCGACATGCCGGATCTGGTCTTTTTTCCACTCGCCTTCGTGCTCAAAGCCGTAGAGCGCGGAAACAGGCTCGGCCCGCACCGCTTTGCCGCGGGATGCAGTAACGAGGTGGACCGGTACGTTGGGGTCGACCGTATGGAGCACGGCGCGCACCATGTCGCCACCGAAATTTTGTTCGGCGACAATGCAGTCGGCGTGGAACTCGCGATAAGCGTTTACCGCGACGCGGGCCCAGCCTTCGGGGGCCAGATTACAGGTTCGGTCTGCCAGCACATAGGCGGTGCTGTCCATGCCAAGTCCGACCACGACAATGCCGATATTGTCGGAGCGTTCATCCTCGTCGCCTTTTGTGCCGGACGGGTCAATAGCGACTACGGCCCTCTTGAGGGTGGCGGGTACGTCATCTGGCGTGCACCTCGCGTGCTCGATGCTTTCAAATGTCCAAAGCGCGCCGTCGATGTCAGCCTGGTAGACGCCCTCATCAAATCGCTTGCGGTGCCGTTCCGGCATCGCCTGGAGCGATTTGAGAAATTCGTCCGAGAGATAATGGCGATTGTCTTTCGGGTTGATATAGGCGTGCTGGCGCTGGTCGGTATCGATCAGGTTGACCTGCGTGATGGGGTCAATGCCTCGGACGAACAGCATGTAAGTAAAGTGCCGAGTGCCGACCGGGTTTAGGTCGTAAAATGCCTTTTGCACCAGGTCAGGATGCGTTTCGGCAAGCCGTGTCAGCACCAACAGCACAGATGTGTAGGACAGCTGCGAGCACTCATTGAAATATATGGTGCTGAACTCTTGGCCTAAAATCTTCTCCATACGGTGCGGATCATCGATACCCGTGATCCAAATTTGTGATCCGCTTTCGACGATTTCGACGAAGCCGTCCATACGGTGGTCGCGCAGAGTGAACTGCGGGAACCAAAGCTTCTGAACCTTTGGTAGCGTGTCCAACCACAAAGAGGCTCGAGCGGCGTTGCCCCGCAGTCGGAGCATGGCGTGCCGTGTGCCGCACGCGTGGATCGCACGCATCATTATAGCGCGCACGATAAGAGAGGTTTTCCCAGAACGCGCCCCGCCATAAAGCAGCGTGTGCCGCTTGGGCAGACGCAGCATTACATTGAGGTCACGCTGCCTTGGGGTAAGGTGACAGACCGGGCAAGGGTCTATTTCTGGGTTGGTGGCGTAGAAGGATAATTCGCAGCAAATGCAGCTAGAGTTGTGCGTCGGTTTTGTTGACTTGGAAGATAAACGGCTTGCCGCCGGCGTTGGCGTGCTCGTTGACAATAGTTTCTTTCCACCCCATTCGCGTTTTAGCGAAAAAGATCGTCAATGTCGCTCGCGACCGCTCATCGGTAAGACCCAAGGGAATCTCGACCTCGACATCGTGGCCGTCGCGTTTCTCGGTGACTTTCCGGGTCCGGCCCAGGATGGTGTTGACGATCAGGTTTCCGACCAGCGATTTCAGCTTGGTTTCGCCAGTGGCGATCTCTGAGCTGAAGTGCCGCCGGAAGGTTTTCCCGTCGATCGGCTTGCCGGTGCGCGGATTGCGGATCAGCTCGCAGATGTCATCCTGCGTGATACCGAAGCCGATCATCGCCTCGACGTTGTTACGCTGATCCTGGGTCGGCTGAAATCGAGGGGGACTCATGCAGCTCCGTCAGTTATGCCCGTTTCAGGGCCTCGCGACCCGCAGCGGTAATGACAAAGCCGCGGGTAACTTCTTTTGCATACCGCCGGCTGACCAGAGCGTTGCCGATCTTGCGGTCAAAGGTATGAGGCTCGCCATCCGCGAGCCCAGATAACGCCGCCCGCTGGAGTTCGTTCAGCGGGAGCGGGGCTGTTTTCGCTTCCTTCAATTTCGCTGGATGTTCGGCCAGGTAGCTCATCGCAAACCGGACGGGCTCCGGGAGCTGCTGCTCGCCGGCCTCATAATACTGAACGATGCGCCGGCTGAGCCCGAGTGCCCGGGCGGCCTGCACCTGAGAGAGTCCGAGTTGCTCTCGCCACGTCATGAAATCTGCCATGAAGCGGAATATAGTTCGGCGAGATAGCGGGCGCAATAGATGCGCTGCGGTTTAAGGAACGCAACCCAGCCTTCGTTTTGGCGCCGAAAGCAAGCGCAATAGTTGCGCGCGTTTCCGTATAGCAGCCATCCGCCAGGCGCGGGCCTAAATGCCTTGTGGGGCGCAAAGGTTGCGCCTATCTCTCAGGGGGAGACGGAAGCCCCGAAACCCCGAGAGGATCGCCAAAATGATCGATACCGACAACAAATTGCAGGAAGCGGCCGCCGGCAAGATCCGCGCGCTGCTCAACAAGACCGCCGAGAACGGCGCGACCGAGGCAGAGGCGATCGCCGCTGCGGCGAAAGCCCGCGAATTGATGGATCGCTATCGGCTCAGCATGAGCGACGTCGAGATCCAAGCGGAACCGATCGAGACCGTCGATCTCCGGCGCGGTAAAGCCAAGGCCGTTGCACCAACGGATTACTGCATGAAGGGAATCGAGGCCTATTGCGGCGTGAAGATGTGGTATCACACCGATCGGCAAACAGGATATCGCCGCGCCCGCATTCTGGGGCTCAAGAGCGACGCCGAGATGGCGCGGTATCTCTATGAGATGATACGTGGCGCAATCGAGACGGAAACCAAGAGCTTCCACAAAACCGAAATCTGGCTCGAAAACCATAACCGGCGCAGCGCCACAAGCGGCTTCCAGGTTGGGATGGCTTCCCGGATAAATGCGCGGCTGCATGAGATGGCGCGAGCACTGGATCCCGTCGCGAAGACAGCGACCGGAACTTCTCTCGTCGTCGTGAAAGGCGCGGTTGTCAAACAAGCGTTCGATGCGCTTGGCCTGAAGTTCAAGGGGCACCTTGGCGGCATGTCGACGGGCTCAGGTGGCGCCTATGCAGCCGGTAGGGCGGCAGGCGATCGTGTGAACCTGTCACGCCCAGTATCTTCCGGCAACACTCGCCGCATTGGAGGCTGAAATGGAAGCGCGCACGATCGTCAGCATCAAGAAGGAGCCGAAATGACGACTTATACAGCCACGTACTCGCCGGACGACGACAAGCTGCGCCTCTACGCCAGCAGCCGTCTCGACAGCGAGACCTATGGCCGCGTCAAAGCCGCCGGCTTTCGCTGGGCGCCGAAGCAGGACCTGTTCTTTGCAGTCTGGCGGCCGGCCGCCGAAGATATGGCGATTGAACTCGCCGGCGAGATCGACGACGAAGACAAGAGCCTGGTCGAGCGCGCTGAGGAGCGAGCCGACCGGTTCGAAGACTACAGCGGCAAGCGCACTGCCGAGGCCGAGAGAGCCCGCAAGGCCGTTGCGGCGATCGCCGACGGCATCCCAATGGGACAGCCGATTCTGGTCGGGCACCACTCAGAACGTCGTGCCCGCAAAGACGCCGAGCGCATTGCGAACGGGATGCGCAAGTCCATCAAGCTTTGGGAGACCGCCGGCTATTGGAAGAGCCGCGCCACCGGTGCCTTGCGTCATGCGAAGTACAAAGAACTGCCGAGCGTGCGCGCCCGGCGCATCAAGACCCTCGAAGCCGAGCTCCGCAAGGTGCAGCGGACCGCCAAAGGGGCGAATACCTTTTTGATGCTGTGGCGCAACGTCGACGACGCCAGCAAATTCAAGCGCAATGGCGAACCCGTCGACGACATCAGAGAGCGTGCGATGTTTATCGCTAACCGCTGCTATCTGAGCCAATGCTTTCCGCTAAGCGAATTCCCGCGCGATCCGCCTGCCTCGCAATACGAGGGCCAGATGGGCGTGTGGTCTGCTCTGGAAGGCAACGTCATCACCGCCGAGCAGGCGCGTGATATCGCCATTCCGAGGTACGAAACCTCGCTTGCCCACTGTGCGCGATGGATCGCGCACTATGAGAACCGGCTGACCTATGAGCGAGCGATGCTCGAAGACGCGGGCGGTACCGTCGCCGACAAGACCGGGCCCGAGAAGGGCGGCGCCGTGCGGTGCTGGGCATCGCCCCACTTCGGCCGCGGCTGGGCCTACATCCGCAAGGTCAACAAGACTTCCGTCTCAGTGCTCGACAACTACGGCAACGGCGGCCGCGACTTCTCGCGCACAATACCGTTCGATCAGTTAGAGGGCGTCATGACCAAGGCCGAGGTCGACACGGCGCGTGCCGATGGCCGCCTGCGTGAGATCGGCCCCGGCAAAGCCGGTGATCCGCCGGTCGGTTTCTTCCTGCTGGAGGCGCCAGAGCCAGAGCCAGAGCCAGAGCCCGACAAGCAGGTCGAGGCCGCGCCGTTCGAACAGATGCGCGAGAGCCTGCGCAATGGCGTCAAGGTCGTGTCGGTGCCGCAGCTGTTCCCGACGCCTCCGGAGCTCGCAGAGCGCGTCATCGAGGCGGCGGAGATCCGTCCGCTAGATCGTGTATTAGAGCCCTCAGCCGGGACCGGGAGCCTAATCGATGAGATCCCGTTCGGGACGACACTCGTCGCTGTCGAGATCAATGCGGATTTGGCGGAACGCGTCCGCCGCAATCGACCGAATGCACTCGTGTTTGCAGCCGATTTTCTTACGGCCTGCGGCAATGACGAAACCTCATCCCAGATCGTTCTGGGCGAGTTCGACCGGATCGTAATGAACCCGCCCTTCGCCGACCAGCAAGACATCCGGCACGTCGAGCACGCTCTCCGGTTTCTCAAACCGGGCGGGCGACTCGTCGCCATCATGTCGGCCGGCGTTACCTTCCGCCAGGATCGCGCTGCGGTGACGTTCCGCGAGCTCGTAGAGGGTTGCGGCGGGACGATCGAAGAGCTGCCTGAGGACGCCTTTGAGGCCGCCGGGACCGGAGTCCGCGCCGTTCTGGTTACGATCGACGGTTAGTCGGGAGACATTTCTTCGCGAGGAATGAAGAAATGTCTTGCGAGGCGCAAAGGTTGCGCCTATATACCTCTCTATGAATTCGACCCAAAAATTCCCCAAACCGGAGGCCTCGATGGCACGTCGCTCTCTCCCGAAGCTCTATACCCGCACGGCGCCGGTCGGCGTCGGCTTCGAAGTCGGCGAAGGCCGCGGCTTCTTCGTCAAGACGATGTTCGTCGAGTGCGCGCTTGAGCGCGCCCGGCAAGAATTCGTCTCAGGCCGGCCGGTTGTCTCGGCGGCGATCTTCGAAGGCGGCAAGGTCGTCAGGATCGTCGATGCCGACGATTTCCGCGAGCACAAGCCGGGATGCGGCTGCTCGAATTGCTACGCGGAGGCTTGAGATGGGAGAACTAATCGTCTTTCCCGCCGGGCCTGAGCGCGACCGAATAGACGAGCACTTCGATGAGATCCTGGCCTTTATTGAGCGGAACCAAGCGCGGCAAATACCTGGCGCGAAAGGGCGCCGGCCCCGGCCAAACACTGTAGCGTCGCGCCGCGGCAAAGGACTGTATCCATCTCCCGTTGGCGTCGCGGAATTTGCCGGCGGCGAAAAAATCCGGATGTCCTTCTGGCAGCACGCCGGAAGGCCGTGGAAGTTCGAACCGGTCCAGCGCTGGCTCTGCCAAATCATCGGCAATGAGCGAGGACGCGCCAGTCCGGCCGACGCCAAAGGCAGGGAGGATCTACAGCGCAAGCTACAGGCCGCCCGAACTCTGGCTGCGTCGCCCGGGACCGCTGGCGAGGGTGCCGCAGCCAAACGGGCAATGGAGCGTCTGCGGAAGAAAGCCATGGAAGCGGTCTTTGACGCGACCGGGATTTTAACCCGCGTCTACCCGCCCGCGACTGACTGTACCTCATTTCATATCGAGCACGACGGCAAGCGGATTGACTTGCCGGCACCGTCCTTACCGAAAGCAGCAAAGAGGAGAATCGACGTGAGCAAAAACTATGACGTGACGATCAAATGGCATACCGAGGCGGACGCGACAGTGCGCGAGACGGTTGTCAAGACCTGGGCGAGCAGTCCGAAGCTGGCCGACAAGATCGGCCTGCGTGGCGCTCGGCTGGACGGGACCGTCCCCAAGGACGCGATCATTAACGCGCCGTCCGTCGAGCCGCTGCGCGCGGTCCAGCCCGCGGAGAGCGCCGCGGAAGCGGTCGCGGCAGAGACCTCGGCGGACCCGGTATCGCCAGCGATCCAGATCAAAAATCTCGATGACCTGAAGCGGGCGACAGGTCCCGGCGTCGTCATCAAAGTCCTCGCCCACTGGCAGCCCGAGCTCGTTGGCACGACGCTCGCCAAAATGACCGCCATCCCTTCCTACGCGAACGGCCTTCGCTTTAACGAAGACGGCAGCGTGACCTTTTACCCAAAGGGCCGGAAGTCTTGGACGCTCGCGTTCAGTGAGGCGGGGGCGGCGTGATGCTCGGCGAGCGCGACTTAGAAGATCTCCGCGCCGCGATTGCCCGGCTGTCGTTCCGCGTAGCCAAGACGATGCCCCAAATCCCGCACCAGTACACGGTGCGGGGCGAGGGTGCCGAGGCCGACTATGTGGCGCTGCACCAGGCGATCCGCTCGGATGGAGTTGTAGAATATTGGCACGCCCGCAGGGTATTGCGTGGCGTGCCGCTGGAGCGCAGCAGCAGGGGCGTCGCGAAACGCTATCTCTACCCTGGCGATGGCTTTAGGTATTGGTATGAGTCCGCCTTGCCGCGGAGCAAGATCATCAACCGCAACCGCGTCGAGGATGCCGAGCGGCTGCGCGCGGAAGGGCTGATCTCATCTGATGACAACCGACCTGACCACCGTGGCTCGCGCGGCTAGAACCAAGCAGACCCGCGTCGCCCCGGCGGTCGTTCTCTTCCCGACTGTTCGGAAGCCCTTCGCAAGATAGTACGCGGGGTTGTAGGCGAACGCGTCGAGGATCGATACTCTGCCCCGGCATTCGGCGATCAGCCTGTCCGAGAACGCGTCGCCGATCCCGCGGCCCCGATAAGCCGGATCTACCCAAACCCCTCTGATCCGCGCCCGGCCGCCGGACATCATCGTAAGGCCAGCGGTCCCGAGGATTACCCCGTCGCGATATGCGGCGAACCAGCGGGTGTTGGCGAGCTCGGAAAGCGTAACCCGCGCGTCGGCCGCCGCTCGCCGCAAATGGCGGATCCGCCAAAACTCAACTTCTTTAATTTCGCAGCCCTTCACGGCTTGACGTAAAGCCGGTTGCCGCACTTGTTGCACATGACCTCGAGGTATTCCGGATCTTGGATCCCGGCGAGGTCCTGGGCCGTCACATCGTTGTCCTCGCCAGCCTCGTCTCCGGGCTCCTCAGCATCGCGATCGCCCGTCTCGGGTATCGTAGCCGCCGCGGCCGAAGAGCCGCTCTCAGCCGCGCCAGCGGGCTTTCCGGGAGAGAAATCGAGCGAGGGGGCCTCAAGTGTGAAATCCAATATCCCGAGGTCGAATTGAAACCCGAGGTTCAGGCTGGCCAGCTCGACGCCGAGCAGCTCCTTGTCCCAAGTCGAGAATTCCTGCACCCGGTTGTCGGCGAGACGGTCGAGCTTGATCGTCTCGGGATCCGCATCGCTATAAACGCAGGGTACCGTCGGCATACCGAGGCGCCGCGCGGCTTTCCAGCGCGTGTGGCCTTTGACGATGACGTTGTCGTGGTCGAGAACCAGCGGGACGTTGAAGCCGACCTTTGGCAGCAGCTCCACAAGCTTCTGAACGGTGGCTTCGTTCTTCCGAGCATTGCGCTCGTAGGGCCGGATCTCCTCAATCGGCACCATCACAATCGTGTTGATGACGTCCAAGGGATCAGACCTCCCCTTTCAAGCGGACCTCGATCTGTCTCGGAGTCTCGCGAGCCCGGGAGTATTGGGCGTCTTTGAACATCTTCGCATAGCCAGTAATGTGCTTCAGCCGCGCCAACTCTTCCTTTTCGAGGCCAAGCTCACCGCAGATGCGTGAGTCGCGCCAGCCATTCGAGAGCATCTGCATCACCAGGTTGCCCATTCCCTGAATGCTGTGCTTGCCGCGGGCCCGGTTGTGCCGGACCGTCGACGCCATCCGGTCGTTCAGCGGCTTATCAATGACGACGATCGGCAAAAGACCGTGATTCTTCTCGTAAATATCGGGGTACCGCTTCATGATCGTGTAGCGGTGAAAGCCGTCAACAATTACCCAGCGATCGTGCTCCTCGTCTCGTATGGTGACGATCGGCATCGTGTATCCGTCATTCTTGATCGACAGATAGAGCAGCTGCAGCTCGGTCGTCGCTACCGAGTTTGGATTGTAGTCGTTACTGAATACTTTCTCTATCGGCACCCAGAACACCCGGCTGACCGGATTGTGGCTGAGGTCCGACGTCAAGCTGCGTCTGCCGTTCCGCGCTTTGGGAACTCGGTGATTTCCATCAAGTGCAATTTCGTGCTGTCGACATCGTTGATGACGAGACCACGCACGTGCTCCTTATACCACTTCTCGGAATTCTGGCCTCGCCAGAGCTTTCTGAACGTCGCACGGTTGCCCGGCTCGACGAGGTTCTCCAGCAAGTAATCGCGATATTCCAGCCAGCCGGCGAACACCGGCGGCAACTGTTTAGGCATGATATCGTCGGCCAGATGCCCAAAGGTCGACGCGCCTGGCACGCGGCGCAGAAACCGGTCGTAGGTCTCAGGCTCGAGTTCCTGGAGCATGCGCAAGTCTTTGCAAGACGTTTCGTGGATGAGGAACGACACCCGCATGTCGCGCCGAGGCACCCCGTAGCGAAAATAAGCGTCATAGATCCGATTGTAGGGCAGATCGTTCCGGGCAATGCAGGTCCACACGTCCTGATCGGCGAAATCGTAAATCGGCCAGAACGTGCGTGTGTTGCCGTACACTGTCTTGTGGCACCATTTGATCGTTTTGTACGCCGCGCCACCGACTGAAAACTGCATCCGCCTCATCGGGCTCTCGACCATCCGCAGGCCGACCAGCACCCCAACGTGCTTTTTCCCAGCGACATCGCAGTGTGCGTGCATATGCTTGCTTATGTAGGCGTAGCGGTCCTGCGGCGCGCAAGGATTGATCCTGACGCTGATCGGATCTTGCTCGCGTATCCAAAGGTCGCGCGCCGCCGGGTCCCAGCAGGTGAGAAAACCGTCAGTGTGAGACATGCTGTTCGTGAGCCGGAACGGAAACTGCATCCAATAAGGCGTGACGCCTCGCGAATACAGAATTGTCCGCATGTAGTCGGCCGTGGCCTGCCACTCGACCTCTTGGTCGAGCCAGATAACTTTGATGGGGAGCCGACCGCGCTCCTTAGCGACCCGGCAGGCGAGGTGGAAAACGACCGTCGAGTCTTTGCCGCCGCTCATTGCCACGATGACGTCATCACATTCGTCATAGACGAACCTGACGCGGTCGAGGGCAGCGTCATAAACGTTGATGTCGAGATAGGTCGGCCTGGGCAACGTCAGACCTCTCTCGCGCGCGCGTTGATAGGCGGGAAGATCACGGAGCGGGCTCCACCAAGGGGCGGCAGCCTCGGTGGCGGGCGCCCGATTGGCGGCTGCCGCTAGCAACGAGACCTTTCGAGCCCGAAGCCGCCGCTTTCGTTGGAAGAGCTCAGGCCCTTTTAGCCATCGCCGGAGGCTTGACGAGCGGCTGTTCCGCCGTCCGGGGCACCTTTCGCGCGGTGCACCTCATCACCCAATCTGTGGTCGTTTGGGTGCAAAAACGGGCTATAAACTCGCTTTCAGTGATCCCAAGGACCTCTAAA